AGCACAGCCTCTACCACCCCCCCCTATACTAGACTGTGCAGTCACTGTATAGCCTGTGCAGTCGGTGACTGAACGGTATAGTCACAGCCTAGACTGTGCAGTCTACCTATGCACCAACCTGGTGCGCACCATAACAGTGCAGGCCTGTGCTGTGCACCATAGTGGTGCAGGCTATGCAGTGTGTAGGGCTATGCTGCAGGCATTGTCACTAAGTGACAGGTTAGTCAGTGAAGTGACAATATTGTCTGGACAAAAATGTCACTATTCGCCAATATCTACCAAAACACCCTATAAAACCCTGCATTTGGACGTGGCACGGCAATTGCATAGTCTAAGCAGTCCTAACCCTAACCCTTAGAAAGCGCTATCATGAACAAAGCCGACCAGAAACAAATCAACAAAGCAGTGGCCCTTGTAGGCTGCTATCCATCATACTTTGCAGCTACTGTGGCCTGCATCTATCGTTCAGGTAACGCTAAGACACAGGCAGAGATTGATCAGATAATCAAACAGACAAACACACAGTCACTATTCAAATCAATCAATGGCACGATCATTGCTCTGTAATTAACACCAACCTACGAAAGCCTATATGAAAGTTTTTGTCTACATGAATCTCAAGCTCAAGAAGTGGTCTGTAAAGGCTATGGAAGGTGAGAACAAGGGTAAGGTGATTTTCCATAGCGATAAGATCACCCTTGCAAATTGCACCTTCAAGGTTAGCGAAGCGGGACGGCAACGTGTTCTGCGTGAGAAACAAAAGAATGTGCACGCAGGCATTGTGGGCACTCTAGTAGCATTGGACTGTGTCGAGACTGCAGGCACTCGCATTACATATGATCCATACCGCTATGACTGCTTTGTAGTGGCTGAAACAGAAAAGCCATTAGACAGCGCAGCCACTATCGTCGGATATGGTCGTAAAATGTACTCAATTTGAGATAGAATTTAATTTCCAGCACTAACGAAAGAAAAACCATGTCACAATCCAACCAATACTTTATCTATTGCGCCCGGATGATCAAGATCAAAGCAAAGCCTATGGGCTATTCTCAATGGCTTGCACTGGCCGCAAAGTTGGCACAACAATTGCAAGCTAAAGCAGAATAACCCTTTAACCTTTGGAAAGAAAATCATGGTACCTAAATCACTGCACACAGTAACGGCCCTTATCAACGTGGCCAAGCTCATTAAACAGTCTAGCCCTACATTAGATAATGCAAAGGCAGTAGAACAAGCGCTCAACGTGTTGGGCTATAACATTGAATTCGATAGCTACAAACTCACCGAGCAAGCTATCGCCAAACTTAACAAGAAAGGGTAAGCCATGAAAATCGTATACGATACCGACAGCGCATTCTATGCAGGAATTCGTAAGCTAACTATGGACGGGCTCGGGTTCGTAGCCCATCATGCAACCCTTACAATCACTCTTACAGGGAATTGGTAAAATGTTTCACCCATCAAAAATCACCCTAGCCATGTCCTACCATATCACTATGGTGAGTACCAATATGAAAACAGGTCCAATGCCCGTTACCACGTCGTCTCGGGAATCCTGTAGCCCGGTATGCCCATTCTTTGGAAATGGATGCTATGCCGAATCAGGCCCTCTGCGGATTCATTGGAACGCAGTAACGGCTAACCAACGTGGTGAGGGCTTCTATGAGCACTGTGCCACCATTGCATCGATTGAAGAGGGCAGTATCTACAGATACAACCAAGCCGGTGATTTACCCCATGTGGGCGGTTTAATCGATGCTGGAGCCATGCGCCTACTGTGCGAAGCTTCACAGCACCTTAAAGGGTTTACATACACTCACCACGATATGACCATAGAGGAGAACCTGTCGATTGTGGAAGAGTGCAATATTGGGGGCTTTACTGTGAATTTATCGGCGAATGATCTAGACCATGCTGACACCCTATACAGTACAGGTTTACCCGTTGTCGTTGTATTGCCAATCACTCAGGAAGAGAACCTTACAACACCAGCAGGGAACAAGGTAGTAGTCTGTCCTGCGGCTATTCGGGAAAATGTTTCATGCTTCACTTGCCAGCTATGCTCACGCGCCGATAGAAGCGTAATTGTCGGGTTCCCTGCACATGGCACAGGTGCTAAACGTGCCGATAGCGTGGCACGTAAAATTATCAACATCAAAGCAATCTAAATAGGAAATTATCATGTCTCTACTCTCTAACATCATCGACAATAGCAACGGCCGGTTTTTCACTGTCGTATTTGTAAAACGCGATGGATCACTTAGGACAATGACGGCTCGACTGGGGGTTACAAAGCACCTAGCGGGTGGAATGTGCACTGTAGACCGTGAAAAGTACATCATTGCCTATGATGTGCAATCCGAAGGGTATCGTTCGATCAATCGGGAAACAATCGTATCAGTATCGTATCAAGGTGAAACACTCTACAAAGGGGCTTAATCATGCATAATGAAGACTATTTCCAGGCTTTTCTGGTGGCACTAGTGCTATCCATTCCGTTTATCGTTGAAACTATTAAGGGGATAACATGGTAACATCAACACTTAGTAGGGTAGATTGGAAACCTCTACCCAAAAAAGGACACTTTACCGTCAACGGTAAAACCTGCAGCAGTTTCCGGGAATGTGTTGCCATCGTACAGCTTGAGGGTTTTCAATCTATGGAATACTTTATAAACGCATGGGATGGTTTTATTCCAGTATCAGAACGGCTTTTCAACTTTAGCAAAGGGGTTTAACATGGCAACAATTGACAAGGCAACAGCTATGCACATGATAGCAAACAATGGGCGCTATGCTGATGATCAGCCATGCAGCAAAATAGTGGCATACGACAATGCCTTTGGCGGGCGCTCATACGCTATCGTATACCCGCACGAAGACCAAATGCGCTATGAAAATAGTCCAGCTTGTGCTAACGTCGAAACCCTTTGGAGTAACAAATGAGAATCCTAGTAGCTTGCGAATATAGCGGTACTGTGCGTGATGCGTTCATTGCAAAGGGTCATGACGCGGTATCGTGCGACCTATTGCCAAGTGATGCCCCATTGAACGGCCCACACTACGAAGGTGATGTATTCGATATCATCGATGATGGTTGGGATATGCTTATCGGTCACCCGCCGTGCACCTATCTCACCAATAGCGGGGTTTCATGGCTTCACCGGAGGCCAGAAAGGTGGGCGCAGCTGGATGATGGAGCGGCATTCTTCAAAGCCCTTTGGAATGCTCCGATTGACAAAATAGCCCTTGAGAATCCGATAATGCACAAGTACGCAATTGAACGCACCGGGGCAGGGAAACAAAACCAGGTTATTCAGCCGTGGATGTTCGGGCACATGGAGAAAAAGGGCACAGGGCTCTGGCTTAAGAATCTCCCGCTATTGAAGCCTACGACCAACCTATTGGAAGAGACAAACAAGCTACCAATGAAAGAACAACAACGCATCCATATGCTACCACCCAGTGCAGATCGCTGGAAACTGCGAAGCACTACATTCAAAGGCATCGCAGCCGCAATGGCGGATCAGTGGGGTTCATTGTGAACGAATTAGAAGAGCTGTTGCAAAAGAGTGACATGGATTTGGCACTAATGGAGTATGATCTCCTACACGGTACGGCCTTGCTGTACTTGTGGGAAAAGGTACAATCTTATTTTGATCTGGAGAATTGAAAATGAACGCATACACGGTTGATGATGGCATTGTGGTAGAGTACGATTACACCGAGGCTGGAGGCGATGGCTGGAATGAGCCACGCTATGAGGCCTCTATTGACATCTATTCTGTTAGGGCTGGTACAGTAGAGATGATCGACTACATTGACCCTAAAATGATTGCACTGTGGGAGGAAAGGATCTTAGAATCCGTAACGGAAGATGAAGATGATGATTACGACGATTCCTGGAAGCGTGACTACGAAACCAATTACGAAAGGTAAGAAAATGGATAACCGAAATTTAAACAGCTACTGGTTCGGCCACATTGAAGCCCTTGTGGCGGGTATTGACTACATAGCCCTGAACAAAACGCTAACAGTGGAGGAGGCAGAGAAGGCCATGCTTGCACTGGCTAATATTGCCAGCAAGTGCGAAGCCTTGAAAAAGAACATTGAGGGGAACCTATGATCTACGAAGCCATCATTGCGGCATCAATCATTGTTGCCACCATACTCCTGCAAGCTATTTTGATGAGCTGGCTATGAGTTTTGCAGCCATCATACTAGCCCTTGTTAAACTATGGCGCTCATAAGCGTTTAAACACACCTAGAAGGCTTCAAACCAATGAAGCCTATACCACCCTACCTTAACTGATAAAGAGGCCCTTAAATGAGATGCATACACTGCAACGCCCTATTGACCGACTATGAAGCCACTATGGTTGACACAAAAACTGATGAATACCTAGATGTATGTTGTAGTTGTACAACACTCTATGAGGAAGATGCTGAAAGTGTTAGTGAAATCTTAGACTCTGCTGGTATAATAACCTATATAGGTGATGATACCTATTTGGAGAACTAAGATGGGTAAAGTAAAACAAATGATGATTGGCATTGAAGACAAAGGCTATGAAGACTATGCAGTCTATGAAGCTCTTTCGTATCAGACTATGCTATGGAGTGTTAGAGACTTTGTAGCTAAGTATGGTGTACTGACTGTGTTTGCAGACATCATGGATGAATTAACCAGGAAAGAAGTGAAATAATGACACTCCCGCCACTACCAGAACCCCGCGACTACATCCGTGGATACGGCGACATCTACACCGAAGCCCAAATGCTTGCCTACCGCGATGCCGTGGTTGAGGCTTGTGCGGAAGCGGCTTGTGGCGAAGTTGCATTTAACGGCGGCAGTGTGCAGATGGAAGCCCATGTACGCCAAGCTATCAGGAGTATGAAATGACCAAAATCTTAGTTGACCGCGAGGTGCTGGAGCAGGTGCTGAAACAAGCATTCAATCTTGGACAAACATACTGGCAACAGGCTGACAGCGAATCATGGAGCGAGAACAAGCGGTCTGACGCAACACTGGCAACGTTCAACGCATTGGTCAATGAAATCTGCGCCCTGCTCGACGCACCGAGTGAGCCTGCAATCTGTGGAGTGTGTGGGTATTCAGGCACCAGCACCGACAAAAACGGTCAGTGCCCACGTTGCCATTGGGATGAGCTTGTCACGCCATCTGGAGGGAAGTTGCGCTCTGCTCTGAATGCAATGCTTACGCAGTTTGGCATGGATGAAGACGAGTGGAATAAACCTACGTTTGACCAAGCCCGTGCCGCCCTCGACGCACCTAGTGAGCCAATGCGGGACTACCAGACGCACTACTACACCAAGGAGAAACCATGACCCACAAAGATTTGATGGCACTGGCTGATGCGTATGCCGCTGCACCTCAATACTTTCCATTGAGCGACACCACAACAAATCGTCGTGACACCCGAGCCGCCCTATCCGATGCGCTGAAACAGGTGTGCGATGACCTCGATGCCTTCGACAAATCAGAGAACTCATTCATGCGAAAGGCGATTGAACTTGAGGCAGAAACAGGACGCTTGAAGAAAGAATTAGGTGTGCAGACATACGCAGCCAACAACTATCGCCGATTGCTTGACGAAGGAGACCGAGCCTACTCAGAGCGGCTACTTGATATTGAAAAACTCAAAGCCGACAACGCAGACCTACGCAGGGACGAGGCGCTGAATGAAGCGGAAGCCGAGATTGAGAAGTGGAAAGCTGTGCACGAAGTAAACGCCGACACCCTGAACGCCATGCAAGCAGAGATTGAACAACTGCACAAAGCGAACATGGAACTTGGTCTGGAAAACGGAGACTTGCAAGACGAGATGCGGAAGATAAACCACATCTTTGAACTGCGCCAGAAAGCACCGCCGGTAGCGTACTACGACATTTCCCATGACGAGTACGGCGATGTTGAATATGAATTCAGTGTGTACCCACGCAACGGGTTCGAGCCGCTGTACACCAGCCCAAAGGAGAAACTATGACCCACACCGAATTGATGGCGCTGGCTGATGCGTATGCAAGAGCATGGCCGTTTGAACAAGTTACAAGCCAGCGCAAGGCTCTATCCGATGCGGTGCGTACTGTTGTGCAGGATGCTGAGAGGACGAGGGAGATGCTTGACATGGCGTTCATAGCGCATCCAAACCTTGACCTAGACATTGCCGCAGCCATGAAGGAGAAACCAGAATGACTGAATGGGAAATGAAGTACCACATGGTAAACAAGGCGGCGGCTGACTTAAGCGCTGGATGCGCGAGGCTGCAAGGTGAGCGTGATGCTTTGCTGGACAGCCGCCGTGCTGACGAAGCGTTGATGCGGGAGGCGCTTGAAGCTATAGAACGTGCCTGCAATACAGCGATGATAAATACGGCGAAGGCAAGAGTTCCAGAATGCGGTGACTTTTGCAGCATTGCTCAAGACTTGGATTGGTCTTGCGAAGCTCTCCGCGCACAGCTGGGGGGTGTATGAACTATACCTTCTCAACAGAAGACAGAGCAGAAGCTGATATGCTTCACCATGCAGCAGAAGCCTGGGCTATGCTGTCTGAAATACGCAACACCCTACGAAGTAATATTAAGCATGACCAGTTGTTTTATGTAGAGGCGTTGTATAATGAAGTCTGTGAAACACTTTCAAGGATTGAACAATGACAAGAGAGGCAGGAAAGGGAAGTAAACAACGTCCAACCAACCACGAGGCATATAGCAAAGCATGGGACACAATTTTCGGGGCAAAGCAAACTTCACAGGCCACACAGGATGTCCAGACTGTGGAAGCAGTGATGCCAGAGCCACCTACTCAGACGGTAAAGCCTACTGCTTTGCCTGTGAGCAGCTAAGTTACGACAACAAAGAAATAGTCAGACCTTCAACACCTACAAAGAAACCAATGAACCACCAGCAATACAACGAAGCCGACATCGAAGCCGTCAAAGACCGTAACATCACCTATACCACCGTTCAGAAGTATGGTGTAAAGACCAGCAAGGGTAAGGTGTTATTCCCATACCAGAACAAGGACGGTGCGTTGGTGGCTGTAAAGACCCGTTACCCTGACAAGCAGTTTAGCTTTGACGGGTCGGCATCCGAGGCTGCGCTATTCGGTCAACACTTGTTCACTAAAGGTGGAAAGTACATCACCATTGTAGAGGGTGAATTTGACGCGCTGGCGGCTTACCAGATGATGGGCAGCAAGTGGCCTGTGGTGTCTATTAAGAACGGTGCTGCAGCGGCTCTGAAGGGCTGTAAAGAGCAGTACGAGTGGCTGGATAGCTTTGACAACATTGTCATTGCCTTTGACGGTGATGAACCAGGGAAAAAGGCGGCTGCGCAGGTTGCAGAGCTATTCGGGAATAAAGCCAAGGTGATTAAGCACCAGAAGCATAAGGATGCCTGTGACTACCTTGTCGCCGGTGACGTTGAAGCATGGAATAAAAACTGGTGGGCTGCAGAATCCTATGTCCCTGACGGTATCGTCGCAGGTACAGCCCTTTGGGAGTTGGTTAATAAGCCCATTACTAAATCAGATGTAATGTATCCTTGGTCTGAGTTGAATACGCTCACCTACGGTATTCGCAAAGGGGAGTTAGTAACTGTAACCGCAGGGTCAGGACTAGGTAAGAGCCAGTTTGTGCGGGAGATTGCTTATCATATCCTCCAGAAGACAAGTGATAATGTCGGGCTTATGTTTCTTGAGGAAGGCATCCATAAAACAGCGCGGAGCTTGATGTCACTGGCCTTAGATAAACCTATTCATCTACCTGATGTTGCCGTCACTGATGATGAATTGAAGAAGGCGTATGACCTTACTATTGGAAGTGGTAAGGTGTTCATGTTTGACCATTTCGGCAGCTTAGGAATTGACAACGTAATCTCCCGTATCAAATACATGGCGAAGGGACTAGAGTGTGGCTATGTCTTTTTAGATCACCTCTCACTCCTGGTTTCTGACGGGGCAAACGCAGATGAACGTAAGGCGATTGATGAATTGATGACAAAACTACGCACGTTGGTGCAGGAAACTAACATTAGCCTAATTTGTGTGTCGCACCTACGCCGTGGTGAGGGCAAAGGCCACGAAGATGGGGCGCGTACCTCACTTTCACAGCTACGAGGGAGTGCAGCTATTGCTCAATTGAGCGATATGGTGATAGGGCTGGAGCGGAATGGACAGGATGAAGACCTTGTTAGCCGCAACACAACACATATTAGGGTGTTAAAGTCAAGGTTTAGTGGAGACACAGGCGATGCTGGCTCCCTTCTTTACAATAAAGCAACAGGACGTATGAAACAGGTGGATAATTCACTCTAATTTAAAGAATAGTGTTGTGTTGTTCTGTTATTTAGTGTATAATTATGCTTTTGGAGGAACTTATGAGAACTAAAGAGCAAACTAAACAGTACAACACAGCCTATTACGAGAAACATAAGGAGAAGGTTAAAGCCAAGGCTAATCAGTATTACAAAGATAACACCGAGAAGGTTTTGGAAACAGTTGAAAAATATCGGAATGAAAACAGAGAGTTGCTGAGGGTTAAGGATAAAGCCTATTATCGTAGAAGCACTGAAGTACGAATGCTAGGAGCAGCAAGGCATCGAGCCAAAACAGCAGGGATGGAGTTCAATATCGAGAGAGAGGATATAAAAATACCAAAATATTGCCCTCTTCTGGGAGTAGAATTAAAAGTGGCCGATGGTCAAAAGGTTGTAAAATATAACTCCCCTAGCTTAGATCGTATAGATTCTTCTAAAGGATATATAAAAGGAAATGTATGGGTTATTTCGATGAAAGCAAACAGCATGAAAAGTAATTCATCTTTTGAGGAATTTTTTATGATGGCTACTAGGTGGAAGACACTAAAAGATAATGGAATGATGGTATGAAACTACTACTTGACATTGAAACAACAATGGATCACAAAACCATCTGGTGCTGTGTGACAAAGAACATTGAAACAAACGAGGTGAAGGTATGGAAAGAAGCAAGCGGCCTGTCGGAGTATCTAAAGGAGGCATCTACAATAATCGGTCACAATCTAATTGGATTCGATGCTCCTCTATTGAACAAGCTATGGAATACGAGGATAGTACGGAAGCAAGCCTACGATACTCTCGTCTTGAGTCGCCTATTAAATCCAAACAGAGAGAATGGGCACAGTCTAGCCGAGTTAAGCAAGAGCGCAGGGAGTTTCAAGATTGACTTCACCGACTATGATCTGGTTGAGTCTGATCTCCAGAGCTTGATTGACTATTGCGTACAGGACATTGAAGCCCTGCACAAGGTCTACGATATGCTGATGGCTGAAAAGGCTACGCACGGCTTTAGCGACGAGTGTGTCCAGCTTGAGATGGACGTTGCAGCCATCATCAAGAAGCAGGAGACTAACGGATTTATGCTGGATGTAGCGTATGCAAATACCCTACTCAGTAAGCTGAATGGTGAGGTTGCAGAGGTTGATGAGGCTATGCAGCTCCGATGGCCTGAGCAGCGTATTCAGCGGTTCCATAAGACCACCGGAAAGCCGCTAAAGGAAGAGGTTATCCGCTTCAATGTTGGTAGCAGGCAACAAGTGGCTGAGAAGTTGATTGAAGCTGGCTGGAAGCCTACTAAGCAAACTCCAGGAGGTAACCCCGCGGTAGACGAGGAGACTTTGTCGGATTGTGACATCCCTGAAGCCAAGGCTGTGCTGCGTTACCTGATGCTGACAAAGCGGGTTAGTCAGGTTGAACAGTGGCTGGAGGCTGTGGAGGCTGATGGGCGTATCCGAGGCCGTGTGAACACTTTAGGTGCAGTGACGGGGCGAATGACGCATAGTAAGCCTAACATGGCTCAGATACCCAATGCAGGATCTGAGTATGGTCCTGAGTGCCGTCAGTGCTTCACCGTCCCTGAAGGTAAGGTGTTGGTTGGTGCAGATGCCAGTGGTCTGGAACTGCGTATGTTAGCTCACTATATGGAAGATGAAGGATATGTTAAAACAGTCATCAGTGGCTCCAGTAAAGACGGAACCGACATTCATACTGTCAACCAAAAGGCAGCGGGTCTACCTACTAGAGACAATGCGAAAACATTTATCTACGCATTCCTTTACGGAGCAGGAGATTCTAAGATTGGTAGCATTGTTGGTGGAGGAGCTGGTGAGGGTAAAGCCCTTAAAACCAAGTTTCTTAAGCAGACTCCCTCTCTTAAGCGGCTTATGGAGAAGGTTGCACATAATGCTAAAACTGGTAAAGTTTCTGCGATAGATAAAAGGCAACTATGGGTTCGCAGTGAACACGCCGCACTGAATACATTGCTGCAGGGTGCTGGAGCCATCATTATGAAGAAAGCCTTGGTTATTCTGGACGCTGAAATCAGGAAGAACAAGTGGGACGCTCTCTTTGTAGCTAACGTCCATGACGAGTTCCAGATGGAAGTGGCTACCCGCCATGCAGACCTAGTAGGAAAAGCTGCTGTGGAGGCTATAAAGGCCGCTGGTGAGGCTTTTAAAATGAAGTGCCCCTTGGATGGGGAGTACAAAGTAGGAAGGAACTGGAGGGAAACACATTGAAGGCAGTCTATGAAGCATGGGCACAGGTGATTATCGGGTCTATCCTAATTTTCATCTCCAACCATTTTATTTTTAACATTGGGTTCACATTAAATATATCGATGGTGGTTCTAAACTCTGTCATATCGTTTATCAAAGCCTACTACGTCAGATACTTTTTTAGGAAATACATATGAAACACATTGTCTGCTACTCAGGAGGACACTCAAGTGCGTTGGTGGCTATTGAGGTAGCTCGTAAGTATGGTGTTGACGATCTGGTGCTGCTGAACCACGACATAAACCCCAGCGTAGAGGAGAAGGACATTAAGCGGTTTAAACTGGAAGTGGCAGAGTACCTTGGCATCCCTGTAACTTACGCCAACCATAAGAATTGGGATACAAAGGATCAGTTTGATGTCGTGATTGATGCCAGAGCCTTCAAGGTAGGTAACGGCACTGCGTTGTGCACTCACCGACTGAAGACAGAGCCTTTTGATAAGTGGTTGGAAGAGAATGTCCCAGACAAAGACTGCATCATCTATTACGGCTTTGACAAGAACGAGATTGCCCGTGTACAGCGAAGGTCAGGAATCCTAGGTGCTAGGGGCTTTAAGACAGACTACCCGTTGGCATTGTGGCCTGAGCGTACAATCTACAGCACCAAAGAGATTGGCATAGAGCCGCCAAACACTTACAACCTGTTTAGACACGCAAATTGTACAGGGTGTCTTAAGGCAGGGAGGCAGCATTGGTACATTGTCTACCTAAACCGTAAAGACCTGTGGGAAAAGGCTAAGAAGTCAGAAGAGGTTATCGGGTATTCTATTCTGAAAGACACCTATCTTGAGGAGCTAGAGGAAATGTTTGAAAGCATGAACAAACTTGGAATCACGACAACAGAGCATGAAGATGGTCGCACATTCTTTGCTCGTGTTCGTAAGCACTTCAGGGACTATAATGATGACCAGATGGGTCTTCCTTGTGAGTGCTTTGTATGAACAGTCTTGATGTAGTCATCACCGTCACTGAAGAGGGCGGTATAACCTTAGCAGCCCCGTTTGGGTTCTCAGAGGACATTGTTGTAAAAATACTACAACATTGCTTAGAAATGTTAGAAAAGAAGGAGAAACAAGTGTTGAATTGAAGAAATCGAGTATAATGACTATAGAGGGAAACAGGTTGTTAACCTCTTTTTTAAACAAACTTAAGGATCTATATCATGGCAAATTCAGTTAAAGTTGGTGGTACTATTATGTGGGCATTCCTGGAAAAGAAGAATGAAATGTCCGACAAGTATATGTTTGACCTGTGCAACTTGTCTAAAGCGGCCTGTGCAGCCATTGAAGAGTTGGGCTTGGAAGTGAAAACATCTGACCGTAATCCTGAGAAGGGTTCGTTTATCACGATGAAATCCAACCGTCCTATCTTTGCTTTTAACCCTGACGGTAGCCGTATTGAAGACAATGTTGGTAATGGTTCTAAAGCTCAGTGTGTCGTAGGTTATTACGACTGGAAGTTTAAGAACAAAGAAGGCCGTAGCCCTTCACCGCAGAAGCTGGTCATCACAGACTTGGTTGTCTTTGGGGGTGCGGAGGAAGAGTCTGCAGAAGAATCTGAAGCCCTGTAAGCATGAAAGCTCTACTTGATGCTGACATCATCTGCTATCGGGTAGGCTTTGCATCAGAAGATGAAGACGAGGCTCTTGCACTGCACAGGTGCACCAGCCTTGTCACTGAGGTAGTCTTCTTTGATGCTAAGTGTGACAGTTTTGACGGCTTCCTGACAGGGTCTGGTAACTTCCGCAAGGACATTGCAAAGACTCAGCCCTACAAAGGCAACAGGAAGCAGCCAAAGCCTAAGCACTATGAAGCCTTACGTAAGCACTTGGTTAAGATGGGATGTGTGGTTGTAGAGGGGCAGGAAGCTGATGATGCCATTGGTATCGCTGCTTACACTACAGATCCTGAAGACTACACAATCATTACCACCGACAAAGACCTGAATATGCTGCGTGGAAAGCATTACAACTTTGTCAAGAAAGAGTTTAACTATGTCACGGAAGAACAGGCTATGCGGTTCTTCTACACTCAGTTACTCACTGGTGATCGTACCGACAACATTCAAGGTATTCCAGGCATTGGTCCGAAGAAGGCTGAGAAGATGTTGAAGGATGCTATAACAGAGGAGGAAATGTATAATGTGGCTAAGTTGGGATATGCTGACGATGCTGTTTTGCTTGAGAATGCTAGACTTCTTTGGCTTAGACGAGAACCTTTTCAACTATGGACCCCTCCCATATGAAAATACCAAAGACATTTGAGATGGGAGGTACTACATGGACAGTGAAGGAAGTACCTAAGCTGGATGATTGTGGAATCACATATAGGGACGATGCTGTGATATTGCTCAGGAAGGAGTTGCCAAAGCAAAGCAAAGAGCAGACGTTCCTACATGAACTGTTCCATGTTATGAAATACACAATGGGACATCTTAACGACCATGATGAGAAGGAAGTGGAGTTGATGGCTCACCTGCTACATCAGTTTATGAAGACGGCGAAATGACAAGAAAGGAGTGGAATGGCGGGGAGTGGACAGAGGGCAGGTACAATGCCTTTATAACCTCTTCCCTACGCGCTGCAGCCCGACGATGGCCTCCTAAGTACAAGGTGCTGGGTTATGCTCTCCAAGGCCGTTATATCAACGCTAAGACAGGTAAGATGGCTAACCACTATCTCTGTGCCCATTGTACAGAAATCTTTCCTCTAGCTGATGTACAGGTAGACCACCGAGACCCAGTTGTAGGTAAAGAAGGGTTTATTAGTTGGGATACTTATATAGATAGATTGTTCTGTGAGACTAATAATCTGCAGTGTTTATGTAAATCCTGCCACTCTGAAAAAACTAAGGAGGAAAATGCCAAAAGGAAAAGTTATAAAAGAAAATGAAGGACTGCTCTATGGGTATTCTAATGAAGAATGGGCCTCTTTTAATAGAGGTAAAAGATACCGGATACGTCATCCTGAAAGGAACAAGAAAAGTACAGCAAACTGGAAGGCTAAACAAACTAAAGAATCATTACGTGAACGAGGCCGTAAAGTTCAGTTAAAACTTATGTATGGTCTAACGCCTGAAGACTATGATATGATGTTAAAGGCTCAATCAGGCTGCTGTAAAATATGCGGGACTGATAAGCCCACTGGAAAATGGAAAGTTTTTGCTGTGGATCACTGTCATATTACAAACAAAGTAAGAGGCTTGTTGTGTAATGAGTGTAATAGAGGAATGGGGCTTTTAAGGGATAGCTCTGAACTCCTCAGAAAGGCGGCAGATTATTTAGATAGCTATACTACGTAAGGCTAAACAATAATATAGCTTAACGCGATAGGCTATATAGTAAGGAGTATATTGTGAATGATGTAGATTTAGTGTGGGTTACTCCAGACGCTGAAGGTTTGTTAACTTACATGGCTAGGGTGTCCAACCCAAAAGCCATTGCAGGTGAATCAAGCCCTAAGCTACTGAAGTATTTAATCGACCACAAGCATTGGAGTCCGTTTGAGATGGTGTCCATGTGTGTTGAAATTAACACTACCAGAGATGTGGCAAGGCAGATAATCAGGCATCGTAGCTTCAGCTTCCAGGAATTTAGTCAGCGGTATGCAGAGGCTGACAGATTCGCTATTCGGGAATGTAGGATGCAAGACCCTGTAGATAGGCAGAATAGTCTTCCTAGCCTCAATTCTGACATGGATGATATGTGGCACAGTATGCAGAATGAAGTGTTGGCAGTGGCTATGCGCTCTTACAAGGATGCCCTAAACCACGGTGTAGCTAAAGAGGTTGCTAGGGCGCTGTTACCGGAAGGGATGACACAGTCTAAGATGTATATGACAGGGAGCCTTCGCAGCTGGATGCACTACATTGAAATACGTTGCGGAAAAGAGACACAACGTGAACACAGGGATGTAGCCAACAGTATTAAGGGTATAATGATGAAACAGTTTCCTAACGTAATGGAGTATTATGAACTTAAATGAATATCAACAAGAGGCTTTGCAGTTCCAGCTTAAGAGTGCTAAGAGCATTAGCTACCTCATCACTGGTATGTGTGCTGAAGCTGGAGAGCTTGCTGGACACTATGCCAAACAGGTCAGGGACAATGTTAACAAAACAGACCTGATCCTGAAGGAGGTTGGTGATGTGTTGTGGTTCTGTGCAGCCATTGCAGACTATTATGACATTGATCTGGACGATATTGCTCAGGGAAATCTGAGTAAGCTGAAGAGTAGGATGGAGCGTGGTGTTATTCAAGGAAGTGGAGATGAGCGATGAAGGTAGATATAGATGAAGACACTGTAGAGGTTATTGTAGCCGCTTCAGTACGAAAGCAAATAGATGACTTGCTGGACTACATTGATATGCGTGAACACGGCAGTTTACAGTCTGTTATGTATTCCACAGATGTTAAAGAGGATATAAAGCAGGTTAATAAACTTATTAAGGGTCTTAAAACAACCTACAATTTCTACGCTGTTCCAGGAAATAGAATATGAAGATCTTAATCATCCCTGACTGTCAAGTCAAAGAAGGAGTTTCTCTTGAACATCTGGAGTGGGCTGGAAAGGCTATTGTGGATTATAAGCCTGATGTGGTGGTTAATATCGGTGACTTTGCTGATATGCCTAGCCTTTCTACTCACGATAAAGTGGGGTCTAAATACTTTGAAGGACTACGCTACAAGAAAGACATTGAAGTGGCTAAAGAGGGCATGGCAAAGCTACTTAAACCACTCAAAGATGAACAAGACAGGCTAAAACGTAACAAGGAGAAGGCATATAAACCCCGTATGGTTTTTTGTTTGGGGAATCACGAGAACCGCATTGACCGCGCTATCAACAATAACCCTACACTTGAAGGACTTATTAGCACTGCTGACCTACAGTATGCCAAAGATTGGGAAGTACATCAGTTCCTTCATCCAGTGTTTATTGGTGGTGTCGGTTTTAACCATTACTGGCCTGTTGGAGCTATGGGTCGCCCTGCTGCTACTCCTGCTGCTATTATTTCTAAGCTGCATATGTCATGTGTTGCAGGACACCAACAAGGGAAATCGGTAGCTTATGGAAAAAGGGCTGACGGGCAGCCAATCTGTGCTATAATAGCAGGTAGTTATTACCTTCACGATGAATCCTACATGGATCAACTCAGCAACCGTCATTGGCGAGGCCTAGTAGTTTTGAATGAGGTTAATGATGGGCACTTTGATGAAATGTTTTTATCAATTGAATACTTGGAGAAGAAATATGCAACACAAACCGCTTGAGGATAATATGAAACATTGGTGGGATAACAAAGACTGCGTACCTCAATACACACCAACAGAGGAGGAGAAGATGGTGATGAACTACATTGCCTCTATCCAGAATAAACTTCCAGATGATAAGGTAAACAACCCTTCCCACTACACTCAAGGAGGTATTGAAACCATTGACTACCTCAAGGCTAAACTGTCCAAAGAGGAGTTTATCGGATTCTGTAAAGGTAATGTCTTCAAGTACCTGAGCCGCGAAGCTCTAAAGAATGGTAAGGAGGACATGAAGAAAGCACAGTGGTATTTGAATAAGATGATTGATGCTGTATGACAAGCACCCTACTGGAGCTTAAAGAGAAGCTGGCTAGTATTGAGGAGACTGAGTTGATTGATATGCTAGGTGTCACCTCAGATCAAATCGTAGAAGCCTTTGAAGACATCATTGAAGATAAGTTTGAACAATTGGAGAATCAAGTTGACTAAAGAATTCCGTAATAGCTTTGCAGAGAATGTATTCCGCTTTAAATATGCACAGGGGCCAGGAGATACATGGGCTAAACTGTCTGAGCGGTTGGTTGAAGACGTTTGCGGTAGCCGTAACGGTGAGCTGCCTATCCTTATGTCTGATGCAGACCGTAAGCAGCTGACACAATACATCAAAGACATGAAGTTTATTCCAGGAGGTCGCTACCTGTACTATGCAGGCCGTCCCTTCAAAGCCTATAACAACTGCTTCCTGCTTCGTGCTGAAGAGGATACCCGTGAGGAGTGGAGCAATGTTACATGGCGGGCAATGTCTTGTTTGATGACGGGAGGAGGTATCGGTATTGACTACTCCCGTCTTCGCCCTGCCGGTAAAGCTCTTAGCCGCACTGGAGGAACTGCTTCAGGCCCAATCCCCCTGATGTCAGCAATCAATGAAATTGGACGTAATGTGATGCAGGGCGGAAGCCGCCGCTCTGCCATCTATGCATCCCTCAACTGGAAACATGATGACATCCAGAAGTTCTTGACAGTGAAGAACTGGAATGAAGACATCAAAGCTATGAAGCTCAAAGACTTCAATGCCTCTGCGCCTCTTGACATGACCAACATCAGTGTCAATTATGATGATGAATCGTTGTTGGGTGGCTTGGAAAACAATGAAGTATTCAAGCAGAATGTGCGTCAGGCTATGGAGACTGCAGAGCCTGGTTTCTCATTCAACTTTGGGGCTAAACAGAATGAAACCCTGCGTAATGCCTGCACTGAAGTGACCTCAGAAGATGACAGTGATGTCTGTAACCTCGGCTCTATCAACATGGGTAATATCACCTCTCTGGAGGAGTTTAAAGCCGTTGTAGAGTTGGGTAGCAAGTTCCTTGTGTGCGGAACCCTGCGGGCTGATCTGCCTTACGAGAAAATCTACAAGGTTCGTGAGAAGAACCGCCGTCTAGGTTTGGGTCTTATGGGCATCCACGAGTGGCTGCTGAAGAAAGGCTACAAATATGAAGTAACACCTGAATTGCATAAATGGTTAGGAGTATACCGTGATGAGTCAAAACGAGCAGCAGATGAACATTGTGACCGATTCTTTATTAGCCGTCCAGCGGCATATCGAGCAATTGCCCCCACAGGAAGTATCGGGATTCTTGCTGGTACGACTACTGGAATTGAGCCTCTCTTTGCAGTTGCTTATAAACGCCGCTTTCTCACTGAGGGTACAAAATGGAAGTATCAATATGTTGTTGACGGAACAGCCGACCTTCTCATCAACGAATACGGAGTCAAGCCAGACGCAATTGAATCTGCCCTCGACCTCGCAGACCGATACGAGCAACGCATAAAGTTTCAGGCTGACATTCAGGACTACGTAGATATGTCCATCTCGTCAACCATTAACCTGCCTGCATGGGGAAGCAAGAATAACAATGAAGGGACGGTAGAGGCCTTTACAGCGACATTGGCTAAGTATGCTCCTCGTCTGCGTGGATTCACTTGTTATCCTGATGGTAGCCGTGGCGGTCAGCCTCTGACTGCAGTGCCTTATGAAGAGGCTTTGAAGCACAAAGACGTTGTCTATGAAGAGCTGGACATCTGTGACATTAGCGGAAAAGGAGGCTCCTGTGGTGTTTGATATTGAATTCAATGCAGGGTTGGTGTTTGGCTTGAATGTCGATACCGTCTACGTGGTTGAGAATGAGGAGGATACACCAAACTTTGAGGAGCAAGCTAATAAGGTTATCTACCTCCATTTAGGTGTTATAACCATAGCGATGATACTGACATGAAAGTCGAAGAACTAAAGGAGCATGAAGATGGTAGTGCCACTGTCATCTTGGAAATGTCAGATGAGGAGCGTAAGCTGCTTATTGAGGTTGGGGTTAATAAGCTCCTGATGGACTACATAGCCAAACTAGCTAAGATAGACTAGAAACAACAAAGCCTACACAGCGACTAAACTGTGTAGGCTTTTTAGTTGTCGTAGATTATTTAGGCTTGTACACCATCTCCATAATCTTCTCCAGACTACGTCCACCGAAATAGAAGGACATAACCAACATACCCCATTGACCTAGTAGTGTGACATAAGAGGAATTCACGGTAGCGCCATTAGCGTCCATAATACCAAAGGTGAAGTATCCTGTGAATATAGCCACAAGGGTCATTGGTCTGATATTCTTAGACAACCAGCTATCTGAGGCCATATCAGCCTCTTGCCTCTTTGTCACATTAACCTGCTCTACCTCATACAGCTTAGACTCGTTAGCCATCACAGCCAACTCACCGTTCTGAGCCAATTCAGCCAGCTTTAGCTGCGCCTCTGCCTTCTGTGCAGGGTCAGGGATAAGTTTATCTATTAACTTCCCGCCTACTGCGAGTATTGACTCTAAAACCATTCTAGACCTCCACCATCTTAATGTTCGTTGCAATGCGTCTAGCCCATCCAGCACCAAAGACAGGCCATGTCTTCAATCTGGTCATAAATTCCAATCGCTCACCATTGAACTTTGCAGCCAGTTGTTGAGGGTTTACAGACAGCACAGCCGCTAGTGTCTGGTCACCAAAGACACCATCGTCCTTGACACCTACAGAGCGTTGCAGCCACTTAATAGCCTGTGTCGTACCGCTATTCACAGCAGCATCAAACACATGGAACTTAAGAGGCTCTGGAAGCCTATCAGCCTTCACCTTATCCCAATACGATGACTTATATATTGATTTAGCCACCTCTACAGGCAACTTAGCCATTTCACCAGTATAGCCATGTTCAGCCGCCACAGACTTCGTAATCCCAAGCATAGTCTCACCGCCTGGGTCGGCCTTGACATTACTATAACCACCCTCGTGTACCATTAAGTTGTTGAATGAGGCTTCAAAGTTCATAGGAGGTTTGGGTAGGTCTATTAAGGTTGTCGGGAGTAGGAAGATGATAAGGGCTGTATAGTTATTCAGCCGGTTCATTGCCTGTTTGAAGTGAGGTATATGCAGTAGCCGGTAAACTAGTTATCATCCCTTTTAGGAACTTCTTAGCCTGTTCAGGTGTTTTAATGCTGAAGTCAAGATCCGTAGCAACATTAGCAAGGTTTTTAACACCATTAGGGTCAGTCAGCAGTTTAAGCACCTGTTCCTGATATGCTTTATCAAGCTGTGTCGTATTAACTCGACTAATAAGCCTTACAGCCTTTTGTACGTTAGATGAGATACGGTCACGCAGTGTTGATGTAACATACGGAATGTCCAACCCAGGGACTATCTTACCGAGAGCATCGACTGAGCTTCTATCCATCTCAATACTTAGCTTACTAATATCAGCTTTCTTAAGATTATCTGACAACTTACCAATCTTACGCAAAGCCTCTTGATAACCTGTACCCATAGCAGCGTCAATAGCTGCTTTATTTGCAGGATTCTCTAAGAAGGCGATAGCGCCACTAGGATTGGCTAATGCTCTATTAACAACCTCAGACCGGATATTCTGCCTAACCGCATCAGCAGTCTCAGGGGCCAAGTCTTTAATGTCCTTCATTATCTTAGCACGAGACTGCCCGCTATTCAGAAACTGAGTCGTAATAGCAGCATAGTCTGGATATTCTGTTTTAGTAATCCAGTTATCTGCTACACGCTTCTGTGCTAATTCATAAGCCTTTTCAAGTTTAACCTTGCGTTGCATGAGCTTTGTAGTGTCAAAAGCAGCTTCCTGCAGTGTCTTTTTAACGTCAGGGAGTTGCTCCAGAATCTCTTCATTCTTTTTAAGGAAGGTAGACACAGCTTTAGGACTGACAACACCGTCTTTGATTATGTCATCGTAGGCTTTAGACAGTAGCGCATCAGAGGCTATCTGCTTACCTTTATCCCCCGCAACAGCAATGAAGTCAGTATAAGCCTGTTTATTCTTCAGAATGACAGGGGCAACTTGCGAGGCATACTTCTTAGCATCAATGTCCTTAACACCTTGTGCTGAGAAAGGAACACCAAGTTTCTCATAATAAAGCCCGTCTAGCTCTTTCAAGGCTGTGTTAAACTCAGGTTTTAAATGAGTCTCTCTAACCGTATTCAAATGCTCTTTTAGCTGCTGTAGCTTCTGCACTTGTGCAGCATCTTTAGTTGACCTAAGCTGTGTGTTAATAGCCTTTTTCAAACTATCAACATTGTCAAACGTCATTTGACCAAACTCACGAGTAGTGGATGGCGCAATGCCAGCAGCCCGTTCCAGGGCAGCTATGTTAGGGTCTACATTATCTACCGCTTTGTCAACAGGTTTCAACAGACGCATAATATCGCGCTCTGCTTTACTATTTCGCCCAAAGATGTCCATAATGTTGTTGGCTTCAACAAAATCAAACAACTCTTTTGTAGCCTCTGGAGGCATCACAATCTTTTCATCACGAGCTTGATCCGCTAAGGCTTGATAACGGGGACTCAATTCAGCCTTAACAGCGTTCTTCTTAGCCTCTATTAGGTTCTCTACAGCAACGCCTGTGTCAGTCTTTCCTGCTGTCTTTGTAATGGCGTTAGCTCGTTGTTCAATCTGGTTATCAATAGCCCTGATGCGCTTTGCTGCATTCTCAACAACAATGCTTTGAGAAGCAGGGATCAACGTATACCGAGTACCAAATACAGATTCCTTTTTAGCATCAATAGCTGCTGCAATCCGCTTTAACTCTTCATCAAGTTTCTGACGGTAGGCAGGATTACTCTTAGCCAACTTAATAGCTTCTGCGCGTAACACAGGATTATCAACAGCCCCTACCAGTAAAGGAGCATCAGCCTTAGTCACATATTGTGAAGCCTTTTGTACATCATCAAGTAACGCTTCAATATTATCAGCACCTTGTGACTTTGCGGCGGCTTCTAAGAGCCGTTTAGCAGACCCTTGAGCTATCTCAGTCTCCGCTGCCCCTGCGCCTTCTACGATAGCCTTACGTTTGTCAAGAAGCTGTTTACCTGTACCTACAACAGTAGAGCCACCTGCGCCCACAGCCTGTGAAGCCCTAGCCGCTGTGGTTCCCCCGACTAAACTACCAAAGATGCGCCCAATAATACCCTCTTCGCCTGTAATGGCTTTCTGAGTAGCAGCGCCTAGATCGCCTCCTGCAGTGGCTCCTGCACCTGTTAACCCTGCTTGCGTGGCTTTCATCATAGGGCCACCTGTTAAGCCAAAGTAGCTCAGAGGGTCAAAGACAGCCTCTGCTGTTGCTTGTGTGTACCGTCCTGCGGTTGAAGCTGCTTCAGGGGTATCTCCTACCAGTTTCTTACGCACTACATCAGAGGTAACCCCTTCTAGTTCATCAATCTGAGGGAAAGCCCCTGCAAAGGTTCCGGTAGCGGCTGCAGATCCTGCTGTAAGGGCTGAAGGTGCGTTGCTAATACCTTTCTTAGCTCCAATAACGGCCTCTTCTACCAAACTACGTTTTGACGTACCTATCTCAGAAGCAATTTCATCAATCTGATCTTCAGTTAATGCTTGCTCAGTTGTTACTTTCTTACCGTTGATAGTATAGGTTGGCATTATTATTCCACTTTATATTTTACACCACTCTTAGTTGTTCTGTAACCGTCACCATCAGCCTTTGAAGCCTTTGGAGTCCCTTTAGGAACGTATTCAGTTACATCATCTCCGAGTATACCATCAACTTGTTCTTTTGACAACTCAGATGAGGACAAAACAGTCTTCAAACGTGCTTTATTTTTGTTATATGATGCGGTTGCTGCTTTATTAAGAAGCTGAAGCAATTCTTTCTTTTCTTCAGTGCTTAGAGTAGCCGCCTGGCCTGTAAAGAATTTAGACACATTATCCACAACCCGCTGCGGGAATGACCCTGCCGTTGCAACAGAAGTTACCTCAGACTGAGACAGTTGTTTATCTCCTGACAATGTTGCCAAGGCACGATCAACCTGTGCATCTGCTTTAGGGTTATTCAATTCCAGCATCCGCAAGGCTTGAGATGATTGTGTAATCGAATCTTTTGTGGCCCCTTGTTCAGCTCGTACAGCAGTAAGTGTAGGAAGAATATCAGACAGTTTAGCAGTACCACCGCCCATTACGTTGGTGATTCGTGTTCCTCTATCCGGAGCAGCTCCTAAATCCTTAATAGTAGCTCCTGTTCGTTCATTGATAAGTAACTCGCGTCCATTAGCTGTTACAACTTTAGTGCCTGCTTGTTTGACGTAGTCAGTGAAGGCTGTGTCGGATGAAGCTATTCCTTCAATCTGGTCTTCAGGTACTTTAAGGGCTTTCAACGCCTTCTTACGGGACTCTGCCTTAGCTACGGCTGCGGCTGATTCATCCTTGTTCTTTTGAGCAATTGAAGTGTCTTTTGCCGCCGTAGCTCCTTTAGCCGCCAGTTCAGCAGCTACTTTCTTCATCTCCTGTGCCTTCTGCCATGCCATCTCACCTTCTGCCATGTATCCTTTAGTTCCAAGTGCTTTAGACAAGGCAAGCAGTTGTTCAGGATCATTACGGTCAATGCCCTTCATCATCCCTTGAATATCCCTTACCTTTAGCAACTCTTTGTCTTCAACACCCATAGCACTGCCAAGCCCTCTAGCAGCTATATTACCAAACTGATAACCAGCAGCATCAGCACGAGACTGTGCATCTTGCTTGGCATAGTTCTGAGAGGCTGCATCAAGGGCTGCAGCACGTTGCTGCAGCAAAGCCTCTGGAGTCATATCAAATAAGTTCATTACTTACCTCCCAATGCACTGCTGAACCAGCTAGAAGCCCCTGCAGCAGGTGCAGCCCAGTTAGTAGAGTATTGTGGGGACTTAGCCGTAAAGCCAGCCTGCAAAGCCCCTGCATTAGCCAATGCACTAGCTCCTGTAGGATTAGCATTCTTACCACCCAGCATAACACCAGTGTTGAAAGCAGATTGACCCAACTCGTTAACCCCTTGATTGGTAGCCAAGTTGCTAGTGAGAGGAGCATAAGCGCCTGCGGCGAGGTTAGTGCCTGTTTGGAACAGCCCTGCACCGTAGCTGGTACGATCACGCCCATAAGCATCAGCCTGTTGAGCCATCTGAGCTTGCTGTTGAGCCTGTGCATTGTAGTAGGCTTGCAACTCAGGATTAGCAGCACCGAGGTTACCTCCTTGAGCAACAGACAACCCGCTACGCCCTGTCTGAGCAAGACGGTTTTGCAGTTCAGCCATCTGGACATCCTGCTGTGGCTTCATCAGAGCCTGCTGCTGCTGCATCCATTGCTGTGAAGCCTGCTCAGGCGATGTAGCTAGATATTGATTACCAAGCCCGTAAAGCTGTGCAGCAGCACCTTGTTGAGCTTCAGCACCAGCTACCTGACCAGGGATTCCCTGCATCAGGCGTTGCTGTGTAGCCGCTAGGTAGGGATTAAGCTCATAACCTGCACTAGAAACCATCCCGTTCTTATCGAGGGTGAAGTTGCTAGTGCCAAAAGCATTGGTCATTCCAACAGGAGTGAAGCGGCTTTGCTGTGCAGCCAGTTTAGCCGCCTCTGTAGCCTGTGCCGAGGCAGCAGCATTAGCAGCATTCTGATTGTTGGCTGTGTTTTGGGCTGTGTTGTTCTGTGCAAGCCAATTTAGCCCTGTAGCGGCTACGCTGCCCCAATCACCTAATGAGTCAAACATTCCCATGATAATTCCTTACATTAAACCAAGTTTATGACCGACATAGACAGCTAAGGCCGACAACGCACCCACCAGCCCCCTATCAACCCATTTAGATGACGATGATGCCGCTAAGGCTGCAAGCTCTAAACTCTGCATACGCTTGTCCCCTTCATCCAATCTCTTATGGATTCTCTCAAGGTTAGCAACCATGTTGCCAATTCTCTCTTCCACCAAAACAATTCTCCCCATACTCTGAGATAATGCTTCAACACTCCCAGCCATCTTGTCCATATCAGTAGCCATACGAGTTACCTTGTGGACAATGATGTCAATAGACGGGTCAGTAATTCTACGGTAAGGCTCTGGTTCAAACTCTGTAAATCCTGCTGTCATACTGCGGCCTTAATGTGATTTGCACTCATAATTCTTAGGCCACCCGAGCAATGGTGAACAAAGCAATACGACCAGCCCCTGTTCCACCTGTTGTCTGGGGTCTGATTACACTGCCTGCCGCAACATAGCCCGTCCATTGAACGGTACTAGCGTAGTTGGCTGCAGATGCGGTGGCTCCGCTTAATTGCTGATCTGCTGCACAGCTGTTATAGGCCACATTCAATGTCGTGGAATCAAGAGTAAGGCCAAAATCATTACCAGCTGCAAAGCACTCTGACCACACTGCCGCATACACACCAGAGGTGTTGATTGTGAAGGTTGCTCCAAGAGAGGCTTCAGTGCCGCTGTTGTAGGTGATGTCTGTGCCGATGTTGGCTCTTACGTTAGTAAAGCGCCGAACCCCTGTACTAGAGCTGCCTAGTCCTGCGCTGGTGTCAAGGCGCACCATGCTGCCACTAGATGGGCGCACCAAAACCTGCCCACCAGCACCTTGTATTGTTGTAGGAGTTGATACCCATGTGCCTGCGGTGGCTTGTGTGCTTTCGATGTAGCCGATAACCCGATATACCACGCCTGTTCGTGCGGTTGTGGAGTAGATGACGTTTGCGGAGTCAGCAGCGCCTGCACCGCCTTCTGCAACCGTTGTAATCACTCCTGTTTCGGACAGGTCATTACCGCCTGTGATGTTCACTGCAGCCAGTTCAATCGTACCAGCGTTATTGATTGCCAAGACAACAATGCGAGATGCCTTACCACTAACAGTACCTAGCGTTGAACCGCTGGAGATAACCAAGTTTGACGGGGTTCCTGAGACACGAGTAACAGTGCCGCTGCTTAGGGTTGATGCGCGGAAATCAAGGGATAAAGCCCCTGCACTAATCGTCATTCCATTAGCTGGTGTGTTAGCTACCGCGCTGATGCTCTGAACCTGTGGGGACGATGATGCTGACACAAATGCTGTTGTTGCTAGTTTGGTGCTGTTATCCCCTGCTGTTGCTGTGACGCCTGTAGCCGCTCCAGAAAAGTTAGGAGTTCCTGAGATGGTTGTAACAGATCCTAGACTAGTGATGTCTGTATTTGCTCCAGACTTTGCAGCCCCTAGATTGGTCAAAGCCGTTGCAGCAAGGGTAGCCCCTGTTCCTCCTGCTGTAATAGGGACAACAGAGGCTGCATCATATTTAGATGTTATAGCCGTCTGAATAAGAGCAAACTCAGCAGAGATTTCTGCACCCTTAACAACCTTTAATGGGTTTCCTGTAAGGAGGGAATCCTTGGATGCAAAGTCCGTTGCGGGTGTGTAGTTACTCATGCTAGTTTTCCTTGTTTAGCGTATATCTCTAGTTTCTGTATAGACAAAGAAGCCCCTGCAATATCTGTCTCAATGCCTACCTGTGCAACCTTGCCGCTGCCTCCTGCTTGGTACTTCAGTATGTTTATAACAAGACCTGAACTGTACTCAGCACTGCCGTATTCCCCTATGCCATATTCACCTACTGGCCCTTCATACTTTGTTACGTCTTGCTGTGATTGATATGTAACAGCGTAGTCATATCCCCACTTAGTTGTTATCACTTGGTCACTACCACCAATGACAACAACACCAATCTTCTTAAGCATTGATGTTGCAAGAGGAGAACCAAAGTCTGTATAGGTGGTGTAATACATCATCCTATAAGCGGTAGTGTCATCCAGATAGCTAGAATATGTACCTACATAACCAACCTTACCAATCAGCAATGTTCCATCAACCTTACTGAACAATGCTGTAGGGTTAACACCTGTCCATGTGGTTACACGGGCAGAACCGTCCTGCAAAGTCTGCTTAGTGTCAAAGCAGTAGGTTATGTTATATGTTGGGAAATGCAGAAGATAGAAGGCTTCAACAGGATTCCAGGTTGAGAGGATTTTATTCTCATCTTCAAGCTGCGTATACTGTATAACCTGTGTACGGACATTCTTGCTGATATCACGTATCGGTGCAGACTTCTCTTGAATGGTACGAGCAAGACTGCGAACCCCTGTGCGGCTCAGGAAGATGACATCAGTGCCTGTATCGGCTATGGAGTCCCTACCCACAGCACCAATTCCGTTTACAGCGTCTTCTAGGGTCATTGTAGACGGTGTAGAGGCATCCTTGTAGATAAGGATGTGCTGCTTACCGAAGATGAATAGACGGTTATTGTGAGCTGCTAGTCCGACAATAACATCACCGCCAGAAGGCCATACTGATGTGAGGTCTAATGTCCCTGCTGTACCTGTATTCCACTTAACAGGGTTCTTTGTATCGCTCCACTGTATGGTCACTTTATCAGTCGTTGTCACAGCATTCCATACCCGACCAAAAGCACTAATACCAACATTAGCAAGCTGTACCGTCCCCGCATATCCTGTTGCCTCACTCAATCTACGATACTCTGTAGTCGATACCGTAGGGATGTAAACCAGAGGATCATGTCCTATCTGGAACATAATGAAGTAACCATCCAATGACACCATGCTCCAATTAGAAGCTGTGATGGTAGGGGCTACACCGCCACCGCCATAGGTTAATTCAACCAAGGAAGTACCGGAGAGTTTGAATATCTTGTTGTTGCCTGCTACGATGGTTGTGGATGTCCCATCATTAGCTGTATGTTCACCAATAGCCTCTACAGCATTGCTTCCAAGGGTTCCAGAGGCTGTATTAACCTTAGTCCATCCCTTACGTGCACCTACCCTGCCATATTGGTCAATGATGCAGTTCTGAGCAATTAGAGCATAGCCGCTCTGCAGGTCTGTTGGTGAATCCTCAAGATTTAAACCAAAGAAACCAGGAGCGGTTACTGAATAGGGCTGCAGAGCCTGCATTAAGCACTCCAGCCAGCGTCTTCAGATGTACGGCTACTCTCGATGGCAATAGCATCTGACAACGAATCTTTGTACAGCCCATAAGCCTCTGAAGATACAAAGCCTTGGTCTTCACCACGCTCTGCAACAGCCCTAGCATAAGCACCAAGGATTACAGGGAGTGAAGGGACAGCAATGACATCAGCGTCTGCAGACAAATCAGCCTGTGGTACTGTGCAGACAAAGGCGATAGAGTAGACACCGTCTGGTGTAGGCCACAGCAGGGCTTTGGTGTCCCCATTACTGTCTGTGTTGTGGAAGCAGTAAGCTGAAGGGGTTGTGTTACCTGAAGCACCTGTACGGCTCAGGCGGCTAATCTCGCCCCATTGCTTAACTACCAGCTCTTGATCATTGGTGTCATTCAAAACATCGATGACACGAAAGCGTTGACCACTACCTACCAAGGAATATTCTGCAGTGCCAGATACCGTTGTAACGAGAATATCAGCGTTTAAAGCATTCCAGTTGTAGGCATTCTCAACCTGAGACTTAGCATCATTAACCATCACACCGATTAGGCGGCTGTATGCTGTATCCTGCACAGACGTAACAGTGCTTTCACGCAGCCGTGTCAGCACGTTGTTAACGGCCTCTAAGTAGGTCATTTAAGCCCCTACAGGTGCAGTAGGCTTCTTAGGCTTTGTAGCTTTCTCTTCAGGAACTACTTCTTCCTGAATAGCTTCATAATGTGATTCCTTGAGCATAGCCTCAATATCTGATGGCTGTGTAAACTCAACGATCTTTCCGGTTTGTTTGCACTTAAATTTCATGTTAATCTCCAGTGAAAAGTACAAGGGACTCCTTGTGAGAATCCCCTGTGGTTCTAACTGTTAGGCAGGAAGAGCGACGGAGAACACGCCAGTAGGCACGTCAGCATCATTACCCTTACGGATAATCTGAGTACCATACAGGCAGTCAGCAGTCATCAGGTCAGCAAGGTATTCTTGCTTGTACTGAGTCTGAGTACGGACAGACATCTGCTCTGCCAATACCAAGCTGTCTTCATGGAACATCAAGCCGATACGAGCAGCACCGGTAGCTGTGTCGCACTGAGGTGTTACAAACACATCAATACCGTACAGGTCACCAATCTTACCGTTACGGATGGTGTTACCAGCACCTACATCACCAACAAAGCCCTGCTCAGTGAAACGAGCAATGCCCATCAAGGTGTTACGGGTAGAAGGCGGCACAACGAAGTGGCGACGATCCATAGGGATGTCGTTATCGTCCAAACGCTGAATGATACGGCGAATACCGATATCGGTCAGTGCAGTCTGGTTAGGTGCACCAGAAGTGTACAGCGTAGCTCCGTCTTGAGCGCAGTAGGCGGTAGCGTAGGCGGCAGTGCCTGCACCGTTGTTGGCTTCACGACCCAACAGGATGAGGTCAGTATCCACTTGACGGCCCAAGGCATAGCCTGCGTCATCAGTGTAGAACTTACGCAGCGAGGACAAAGCCTGCACCGTCACGATGTCTTCAATCAGACGCGACACTTCAAAGTGTTTGTTCAAAAGAATCTGAACATTCGACTCAGTATCCTGCTGAATACGGACAACAGTGTTAGCCGTCTTAGCTTGTGCGCTTGCGCGGGAAGGCATGGGGATATTGATGGTATCACCCTTCTTACCTTTTTGGCTCATTTTACGAACCAGGTTTGCCATAACCAGAGACTTCTTGTATGCAGCGACGATCTCGTCACTCCACATCTCAGGGATAAATGTTGCTGCCGTTGTGGTTGTTACGCCATTGGCTGTGCCATAAGCACCTGCTGTTACTGCCATGATTAACTCCTATTTAAATTGAAAGGTTTCGACACTTACCGCACTCGACCTTCTGCATACGCCGACATAATCTCTGGCTGCATAAGTTGGTAACGGTCAGGGTCAACTTGCATGAGCTTCATAATATCAGCCCGTCGATAAATCTTCTGTGATCGGCTCTCGCTTGACCCGTTAGTATCTACAGTTGCAGCATTAAGTGCCTTCTTCTGAGAGGTCATAGTTGTTTCTACGGCCTTACTACTAATCTGCTTCTGTGCCTTGTAGGACAGGATAAGCTCGTTAGCAGCATCAAAATCATAGTCACCGTCAGCTTGTGCGTACAAACTAAGTCTTACTTTAGAGGCTTTAACCCAATCTGCAAAGTCAGCACTCCGAGCAATGTCAAAAGCATCCGGATGATTCTTAGCCAACTGAGCCGCAGTTGCCTGCGCCTTAGCCTGCTTCTTCATCTCCCGTAGCTCCTGCATCTCAGGACTATCTCGCAGAGTACGTTTAACGGCCTCTTGAGGATTTTCAAAGAAATCTACGTCAGGTTCTTCAACCACTTGCGAAGGCTGTTCGGCCTTCTTGTTGAGTTGTTGCTTGATTAGGTCATCAGCCAATTTACGGACTTCAGAAACCTCATTAGCTTGACGGCTAATAAACTTCTGAGCTTCCTCGTGCATACGCACCAATTCAGCTGCTGATTTACCTCTGTAACGCTCTGGGATAACTTCTTCTGGTTGAGGGGCCTGTTTAGGTTCTTCAACCTTCGTAGTCTCTTGAGCTTCCAATGAAGTAAACTCTACTGACTCTGTCTCTTGCGGTTCAACAATCATGTTCCTGCCTTTCGGTTATAGGATGGTTTCAAATCTGTCGCTTACAAACTACCGTGTTCAAGATGCTTCTTGTTAGCAACACGGGCTGCCTCTTCATGGTTCCTGGCCCATTTGTCAGCTGCGGATGGGAATGAACCCGTAATACCGTCTAGCTTGAAATTAGGCTTAGAAACCAAGCGGTGAGCAACACTACCGCATATCGGACATTCCCTCTGAGTTGTCTTGTCATCACAAAACACTTCTTCCAGATGCCCTAATTCACATTCAAAGTCAAACACTCTAATCACTGCAACTCCTCGTAAGCCTGTTCACTGATGGCTTTGAGGTTTAGTAGCCAATTAAGAATGTCTATCTGACCTTGCTTAAAATACAAGTCCTCAACACCTTTGATGTCAGGGACTGAGGAGACTGAGTCTAGGAGGGCTTTAGTGTCCTCCATCAGGTCTGACCAGCCTTCTGTGGCTAAAGTGCTGAAGCGCGCCTCGTAATACCGTTGAAGTTCTTTATCCATTGGAATAAGAGTTGTTTCTATACCACAATTATACTCTAAGTGTTGTAAAAAGTCAACACATTTCAAGCATAAACATAGAAATAATCTCAATTACTTCATCATCATCAATCCAGACTTGCTGTTTAGGCTGTTTTGGTCTAGCAGAACTACCTCCACGAGCTATCGCACTTGAACTAGCCGTTATAGTGGCTGAAGCCCCTGTAATAGCATAACTACCACCCAAAGCCGTCAGAACATAAGAACCAGGGGTTGTCTTGGTAATCGTCGCCTGCTGCCCTGTGACAACGTAGGAGCCACCCTGTGCCGTCAGCCTGCGGTCTTTCTCGACAATTGCAGCACCGCCCGTGTAGGCGTATGCACCGCCAGTAGCTACCAGCGTCTTTGACTTGAGCAGTGTGGCCTGCTGGCCTGTCAGCAAATAAGAGCCACCTAGAGCCGTCAGGGTGTAAGCCGCTGCCGTGCCTGTGTAGGTGATGACAACCTGTTGACCGGATAGCGCGTAGCTGCCGCCAGAGGCAACAAGAACCTTGCTCTTCAGGAGCGTGGCCTGCTGACCTGTGATGGCGTATGTGCCGCCTGTGGATACGATTCGCTTGGTCTTTAGCAGGATGGCGCTCTGACCCGCCAATGCATACGTTCCACCCGTAGCGGTCAGCTTGCGGTTGCGGTTTAGGCTGGCACTCGCGCCTGTCAGGGCGTAAGAGCCACCGAGGGCCGTCAGGGTGTAGTTGACCGCAGTGGTTGACTTGGTGAGTACCGCACTTGCGCCTGTGAAGGTGTAAGAACCACCGAGGGCCGTTAGTGTGTACGCGCCAGCAACGCCCGATACCGGACTGTCAGCAACCGAACCTTGAGCAATTGCGCCGAAGCCGAGCATTATTTAGTTCACCAGCAAGTAATGATGCAAATAGCTGGGCCGCCTTTACCAGCGACACCAGCCGTTGAACCTGTCAGGGCAGCACCAGAGCCACCGCCTCCGCAGCCGTAGTTTCCATTTCCCCCTGACGACTGCGTGAGTCCTGCGCCTGTGGCTGAACCATGCGTGGAGCATCCACCAACGCCGCCGTAGAAATACAAGAGGTTGGCAACAGGCATATGCCCCGATGACCCTGATTCAGCAGGCTGTGTTGCTTGTTGCAGACTGACGTTGTTTATCGAAATCCAAGGGGCTACACCGGGACCTGCTAAAGACCCTCCGTTTGTATTTCCTGTAGCTGCGGCAGGTAGACCACCGCCGCCTGACCCTCCAGTAACCAACAGACCTGTTGTTGGTAGCGTCAACGCACCAGCAGACACCGAAGCACCTCCAGCACTCCCAGCCTGCCCCGCTATCGCCTGCTGTACCCACTGCCAGCCGAGGGGCATTTGAGTCACTGTAGCCACTGTTCCTGCTGCTCCAGCCGTACCTCCTGCGGGCACTGCTGTGCCATTACCGCCAACACCTCCGTTCACAGCCTGCACAAGCCTATCGTTAGCGACAGTGCTAGGGGCTATGCTGACAGTGGCCCACTGCCCGTTGTTTGGGGTATACACATAGAGGATGTCAGGGATTGCCCACAAGGGTAACCGCACTGAGGTCTGCCCCCCAGAACCGCCGCCGCCGCCGCCGCCAGCCAAGCTGTTTGCGCCTATGACCCCTGCCCCACCGTTACCACCAGCACCAATAAGTAAGATGTGGCACATAGACTTACCGCGCGGCTTTTGCCAAGTCACAAAAGGTACGGCTGTTGTTCCGCCTTGCCCCACAAACACCTGAACATCAGCGTTCGGGTACTGCGAAGGGATGTGAGATATGTCTAGCATGGCATTACCATGTCGTGATGACGCAGAAGGCTGGGCCGCCTATACCAATATTACCGGCTGTGCTGCCTGTGAAGCCACCACCCATGCCGCCACCTCCACAACCGGGAGCGCCGTTGCCACCACGCGACTGCACAAGGCCTGCGCCTGTGGCGTTAGAGCCTACACCGCCGCCCCCTGTACCGCCGTAGCCGTAGAGTAGGTTGGCAATAGGTGTGTACCCGTGTGCGCCGTTTGCAGGAGGAGTTGTACCCGTGCCGCCTGCGGGTGCTGGATTTGCGGGGAATACTCCTGCGACAGTGAACAAGCCGCCAGCAGTGCCTGCGCCTACCGTGGTCGGGCAAGCGCCACCGCCTGTGCCCCCTGTTACCAGCAATCCTGTGACAGGTAGAGTGAGCGCACCACCAACTGTGCCTGTGGTTGTTCCTGCACCGCCTGCTGTGCCTGCTTGTCCTGCAAGTGCGGAGTCTAACCATTGCCATCCCAAAGGCATACCAGCGGCAGAAGGAGCAGCCGCCGCTGTGCCTGCCGTGCCTCCTGTTGTAGTAGCAGCGTTGCCTCCCGCGCCGCCAGCGGCGGCGATAGCGAGACAGTTGTTAGCTACAATTGCAGAAGGGGCAATATAGATATAGCTGATGACACCAGAGCCGCCGTTGGCTAACTGAAGGTACAGAGTGTCAGGGATAGCCCATAGAGGGACCATTAGTGACACCTGCGCTCCAGACGAACCGCCGCCGCCTCCACCTCCCGCTGCCCCAACTACGCCAGTACCACCACTTCCACCAGCGCCAACCAACAGAATATGAGCCATCGACTTACCGCGAGGCTTAGTCCATGTCCGCCATTGCAGCGCAGTTACCGTAGCGGAGCCAACAAAAGTCTCAACCGTAGCCGCCCCGTAAGGCGTAGGGATGTGGCTGAAATCAAGCACTGAGAATCTCCTGCGCCCGTCCCAACGCAATCAGTCCAAAATCTTCCATTGAGGCCAAGCCAGATATTGTGCGCGGGTCATCCAAGTCGATGTCTGTCGTGGCGTTGAACTTAGCCAGCCACACCTCAATAGCCACCACAGTCTTTGCCGTGGAGTAGATTGTCTGAAGCTCTGCATCAGTGAAGCGGTTCATGTACTCCAGCTTGCTGATGATTCGTGCGGGAGGGACGTAAGGTGCTGGCTCCTCAGCCACAGGGTCAGGAAGCGCCCATGCGGGAGCGGGTGGGTTTGCGTCCACCACAGTGCCGCCGTAGCCTTGCGGAGAAATGGTGTTGCCGTCCATGTCGGTGTGACGGACAACGTAGCCATTAAGAATCTCCTGATAGCCAATGTCTAGCAGGATGTATTGCATCAGTAATCTCCGCCGATTGGAACGACAACCCAGCCTGCTGCCACCGTAGTGCCAAGGCCCACATAGACCTCCCAATTAGGAGGCAGTGCAATGTTCATGGGGTAGTCAATGTCCACGGTAGCTGCTGTTGCCGATGCCGTTGTGGCAGGCAGTGTCAGTTCGCCGTACAGCTTGGAGTTTCCGACACCGGAGTCGTCAAACGTGCCATTGGTGTACATCGTCGTCTGCGAGTAGCTGTTGGTCGCGCTGGTGAAATATCGGGTCAGCGCCTCAACCGCGTTGGTGACACCGACATAAATACGGTAAGACACCACGTTGACGTTGGACGGCGCAGTCCACGACCAAGCGATAGAGCCTGTCGTACCTGTCACCACTACACCTGTGGAGATGGTTCCAACGGGAGTCAGCCGACCAGCAGCATCAACGGCGACAATCATCCCGTAGTAGGTTCCTGCCCATACCGTGCCGCCTGTGCCGGATGGCGTACCTGTAGGAGCGCCAATAGCAGCGCCGAAGTTCTCGCTTTGGTCGCCGTCATTCAGGTAGATACGCACAACGGTTGCCACGTTTGTACCCAACGCTTTGAAGCGCAGGCGTTGCAAGTAGCTTCCGTTGGTTGCATCAGCGGCAAACACTTCCTTGTTGTATGGGCTGATACCTGTGTAGTCTGCTGCTGCGGTCTTGAGCAATGCTGCGCGGGTGATAGCACCACGGCGACTGTAGATGGGGTCGTTATTCGCTGCCATATTTTCTCCTTAAGGCATTGCCAAGCCGCGAATCTGTGCGGATTGCAGGCCGATGTTTGAGTTTTCCAATAGTTCAGAAGCGGCGGTGCAGAACACGTTTGACGTACCCGAGAGGGTTATCAGGTTGTTGCTGTTGCTGCTTGAGCGCACGTTGTCTCTTGACAGGCCAGTAGTGCCGTTGAACGTACCCTTGCCAACCTCCCAGTTGCTTCCACTGACAATCAGGTACTGCACCACGCAAGCCCCGTTAGGGAAGCCAGAAGCGAAGGACTGATAGCCCGTAACAGCGCCCGCAAGCGTCACAGCGCCCGTGCCAGTTGTTGCAGTGGTCTCTTGAACCCTGTCGGCTAAGTAAGGCATTAGGTAATCTTGAAAACGCCAACGGTGGCGGTCTGGTCAAGGTCAACCGTGACAGTCTCACCGACTGCTACCACCTGAGATGAACCGTAGTCCCAATATCCAGGGATGATGTTGGCAGTCTTGTTGACCAGCAAAGCATAGCGGAAGGTGAAGCCACCACCCGTTGCCGTCCACACGGCAGGGTCTGCCAGCACCAGAACAAAGTCTGAGCCATTCATGCCGCTGGATGTGGTGCTGACGTTAGCCCCTCCTGCGGTGTAGCCTCCAGAGGTTGCTAGGTCAGTTGTACCAGACACGAAGGCATCACTGCCAGGGACGCTGTTGGTCAGCGCGATGGCCCACTGGTCTGTACCGCTGTTGATACCCTCGACCAGCTTCTCAATCGCTGCGGGGATTTTCACGTAACTTGCTGTTGGCATTCTTAGTTCTCCGTTTTAACAATGGTTGCATTTTCAATGGCCCCTGCAAGATTTCTCTCAAAGGTCATTGTAAACTTGGTAGATTTCTCTTTAGGTTCCTTCTCCATCACTGTAACCTGTGCAGGAGGTGTCGTAATGTTCGCTGTAGATGGCGCAACTTTGATGATAGGCTGAAGTTTAGACATATTAGCCACAACATCAGCCAATAGAAGTTCTGTCTTACTTTCATAACTGGACATTCCTCCACCCTCAAGGGCTTTAAGTCGCTTCTCAATCTGTTTAGCCATTAGCTCCACAACAACTTCAATAGAGGCTCCGCTGGCTGCAATTTCAGTCAAACTAGCCATTACTCACCTCCCATTGATGCTTTAACGAGGCTATCTACCTTGGCCTGATCTTCATTCTTAGCGGCTTTACCAGCCATCTGAACATCCACCATAGCCTTCTTGGTTTTCACTTCCTCTTCCTTCATCATCAACTCAGCCACCTTAACCCTACGGTCAAACTCTTGGTTGGCTTGGTCATCTTCAGAAGGCAGGTTACGGGAAATAGCTGACAAGACCTTGGCCTTAGTCTCTTCAGGGGCCAACTGAGCCTCTACAACGGCCTTTTGAGCCTCTGCGGCAGCGAGTTGACCCTCTGCCTGCACCTTGGCAGTTTGAGCCTGCTGTAGGGCCATTAAGCTCTGTTGCTGAGCCTGTTGTGCTGCCTGAGCCTCTGGATTGGGCTGAGACATCTTATCCAGCTCTGCAATCATCTCTTCACGGTTGCTCAGGCCACTGTTGGACAAGATGCCTTTGAGGATGACAGGAAGGACAGGGGTATCAGGGCCAAGAGTCTGTAGGAGGGCAATGAATTGCTGCTGTTCATACTCACGAGCAAGGATGCCCAAAGAGGCAGTAGCAACAAACTTCATGTCAACAGCAGGATAACGCTCAGAGTCAAACTGCATACGCCGATAGACGGACTTATTGATGAACGGGACTAGGAAGTCCTCTTGGAAGTTCGTTAGAGTACGCTTGTACTTCTTAATGACCCCAGACAGAGCCATAGACATACCCTGTCCACCACCTGTATCGCGGCTAGTGGGCGATGCAGATCCGTTAGAATCCATTGTCCCTGTAGCCTGCAGCAACATCCGCTCAAAGTTCTGTGCAGTGGTGATGTTGGAGCCATCCGTAGTGCCAAACTTGAATGGCATCAGGATTTCAGCAGGATTGCCGTTGGTAAGGATAGATTTACCTGGTTTTACCTCAAACTTCATTCCACGAGGAAGGCGCGTTGCATCCATACCCATCATAGGGGCTGTGGTGAGGGCTAGAGAGTCCATATGAGCGCGGAGTTGCCCATCAATGGCCTTCTGCATATTGTAGGACTTCTCAACGGTTCCACGGCCCCAAAAGCGTCCAGGAACGATGTCATTCTGGTAAGCTACAACAGGGCGATCCTTCATCATGTAGGGATTTGCCTCTGCCTTAAGCAGTTTTCCGTCATTGCCAATAACAATGATGGCTTCTATGAGGTCAGAATACTCATCAGCCGTAGATTCTTCAGGGAAAAGGTCAACAGTTTCAACTTCTTCTTCACTGTCGATGGATTCCAGCAACTCACGAGGGACTAAACCGTAATAAGTGAGGACTTTGACCTTATCATCGCTAAATTGGCTGATTTCCTGTGTAGGATCTAGGTCTTCATCGTCAGAATCAGTGCCAATATCGACTTTGCGATAGACACCCTTCTCCATATTCTCCACAACCTTGTGAATTGAGACAAACTTCTCAATGGCACAGCCCATTGCCTCTTCAACAGAGTCAGAATTAGGGTCAATAAGGAAGTTCTTAGGGTTGACAGGCTTCAGCGTCACGGCAAAGCGGTCAGATTCCATCGTCCCAAAGGCTGCTTGAGGCATTCCTGGAATGGCTTGAGTGGCTGGAACAACCTTTACAGCCTCTTTAACAATGATTTCACCAATACCTGTGCCGTAAATCTCAGACAACAGGATGATTTGTTCAATAGCCTTACGTACTTTGTCTTGCTTGAAGTCCTCAGACAGCCGTTTCTTGATCTGTTCGATGTCCAGAGGGCTTCCATTAGCATCTACGACATCGTCTTCAATGTCAAAGAAGTCGCCAGATCCAAATACAGCCTCTACAATCTCAGCATGACGGGTTTCAACAGCCTGCTGAGTCGCTGGAGACATAAGGCGACTACGCTCTGTGCTGCGTGTAGCATCAGAGGAATCCCATTGACCACGGAAGATCCGCTCATACTCGTCCCACAACTTCAAGTAGTTCTGGTTGCGGTTGTCGCGCCAACGGTCTGTGTGGTCTGTAATCCACGCTACCAACTCAATTTCATTGGCAGTGGGAGTAGCAAACTCTGCTGTGTTAATTTCTTCCAACTTATTCTCCTTCGCTGCCGCTGATGCCGTAGCTTCTTCCATCACTACCGTCTGTTACACCGTTAGAACTATAGTTGAAGTCTGAATTGTTTTGAACAGCAGCATTCACAGTGTCCTGCTGTGCTGTGGGAGTGCCGTAAGCGCCGATGCTAGGCCCTCCTTGAGCATATCCAGCAGCAAGTGCCTGCCCGATAGGAGAGTCATAAGCATAAGGATTGGCAAAGGCATCCCGCTGTGCAGCCTGCATAGCATCCCATGAATTGATGGCAGCAATAGAGTTAGGCTGTGCTGCTAATACATCATTCATGTTCTTAGTGAACAACCCTGACAAACCCTTCATAGATGCTTGGTTAACAGGATTACCCATCAAGCCATACTCATCATTCATCTGTCGAATAGACCCCCACTGAGCATCAGTGAAGTTTGTACCGTTACCAGCAACACCACCTTTACCATCACTGTCCCGACCACGGCTACCGTCTGTGCTGCTTTGCCCATCTAGCCACTTCTGATACTCACTACGGGTGTCGGTAGAGGCTATGCTGTCCAATTTAGCCTTAGCCTCTTCAGGGGCTGTAGCATCCTTGTTAGTCTGTGCCCAAGACATAGGTGCTATAACCTCAAAAGGCTTTATAGCAGACCAGTTTAGGTCAGCAGGCATTCCAGCTGCCTTAGACCAATCGATAGAGCCTTCAGAACCAGGGACAACCATTCCCTGACTTTTGAAGACATCACTAAATAGTCCACCAACAACACTCATATAGATTCCTTAATAGCCAGCTATTACGTCAGCAACTTCGTAGTCTTCTTCTTCATAGTCTGAGACATAAGCTGAAGTCTCAAGCTGAGAGATGTAAGCCAATGCATCCACCATATCGTCATGGACACCTGCTGTTGGAAACATCCACAACTGATCCATAAACTCTGACCAGTCCTTTTCCTTGTTGAAGGAAACCCGACCATGTTCCATCTTACCCTGCAAAGACCAGACCACACGGTCTATCTTGGCTTTGTTGCCATGCGTAAGCTGCTCAAGGTGACACCACTTGTTATACTGCCTCATAAGGGTTTCTAGAGGCCCTAGGACAGCGTTACGGGCTATTCCCTTCTCTATCCCTATCATCCGAGGTTTATACTCTGCAATGACTCTAAAGATCTCAGCGGCTGTAGCGTCTACAGACTTTCTAAAGTGGATGATGTCGTCAACCCACCACTTACCGTCATCCTCAACCTTCACAATGGCAATGGCTGTTTCGTCCAGACGCTTCTTAGCTGCAGAGGCATTGGAGGCTTCAACCTCAGAGAAACCAGCAAGGTCGATAGCGACTATGTAGTCACCCGTCTTAGGTTCTTCTTTCTCTTTCCACCACTCTGGCTTAAAGATGTCAGAGCCTGCGTTATCAAAGGAGGCTTCATACTCCTGCTTAAAAGCGAATGTGGACAATGTCCGTTTAGCCGCTTCAACCTCTTTGGGGTCTATAGTCTCATTATCCTTGGTGGTAAAGTGCCATGCAGCCCACTCTTCATCGTCACCACTTAACCCCAGCTTGTACAGGTCATAGAACCAATTGCGCTTGTCTGGTGTGGAGATGAACAAGGCATCCCCTTTCTTGTCAGACAACGAAGCCCTGATAATCTTTTCCCAAGTGTCAGGCTTAATAAAGGCTGTTTCGTCTAGGACTGCGTAGTACAGCGATAAGCCTCGCAGGGTGTCAGGGTTATCTGCTCCTCGTACATGGATCTTACGTCCATTGACAAGAGTGATATCCATGTTGTTGATGTGTGCAGCCTTAATAACAGGTCTGCCAATGTCCATCAACAAGTCCCAAATGATCTGCCTACTCTGCCCTAGTGTTGGAGATACATACAACACAGCAGAGCCTTCTGGAGCTTCTAAGGCTTTGATGATTAAGGTCACTGCAGCCAACCTAGACTTACCACAGCGTCTACCCGCTGCCACCACTTTAAACCTATGTCGGTCTGAAAAAACCTTCTGCTGCCATTTGAGTAGCTGAAAGTTTAGTTCAGACATCTACAACTTCACCAGAGACAGAGGGGCTTTGCAGCCCTGTAATGTTAATACTAATCTGAGGCATCGATTCTTTCTTCACAGCCTCAAAAGCCGACATAGGTAGGATACGGTCAATACACATCTTGAGCATTGCTGCCTGGTCTTTGTCTGTGTCGTCCAGAGCCTTACGGAGGATGGTATTTATAACCTTCTCACCGCTTGTGCCAAGCAACCTAGCCTTGAACTCCTGAATACGAGCAGCATCTCCTGCAGGACGGCCTACAGCGCCACGATGCTTCTTAGCCTCAATGGCTGCTTTAGGTGGACGGCCTTTTCTAGCAGGTGTTGTTTTTATACCACTATCAAGAGTCAAGACGGAATTCCCCTATATAGGCTGTGAAGTCTTTACAGCCCTTAGTCAATTTAACCTTTATGTAGAACCTTAATGATTACTGTCGTAGAAGTTAAAGACTACATAGTAGGTATTATACCAAAATACAAAACCAATGTCAAGTCTTTTCTTTACCTAAGTTGTTGTATTTTAACAACACATTACTTAACACAGGCTATATAGAAGCTCCTATAGAGTGTTTAGAATCTACGTCAGTAGTCACTAACATCACTATCGATTAAGAACACTCTTAAGAGCCTTTTAGGTGTTCTTTGTTTGTTGTATATTACTTTTAGTTATTTAACATATTGATAGCACTCTTTTGTGTGTTTATGCTGGCCCTAGCTGTGTTGTTGTATTTAAACAACACCACCTGGGCTAACTGAGAACTGTTCTCATTAAGCTAATTTCATACGGTGAAATCTGTGTAGTCTGTGCTCTTTTTTATCCAGTGCAGCCTGTGCAGTGATAAAGCCTGTGCAGTCTTTTTCGTATGGCTATGAGGCTTCAGCAAAATTCAACAGCACAGCCTCTACCACCCCCCCCCTATACTAGACTGTGCAGTCACTGTATAGCCTGTGCAGTCGGTGACTGAACGGTATAGTCACAGCCTAGACTGTGCAGTCTACCTATGCACCAACCTGGTGCGCACCATAACAGTGCAG